CCAGTATCTAACATTTGGTGTAAAAAACCTAATGTCGTTTGATCAGTATTATAATAATTAATTATTGATCCCGATGAATTAGTTACATCAATGTAATCTGTTATGTATTCTATTCCTGAAGAACCTGATAGTGATCCTGATGATGGTACTGTAAAAATATATTGCTTTGCATAGTCATTTTTTGTTTCAAAATCATTACCATAAGTACTCATTCCCAATGATTCTATTACATTTCCTGCTAATGATAATGGAAGATTTGAACCTGTTAATGCATTTGAATTGTTTCTTACAGTTGTTAAAAATTTAGTATATAACCAAATTTCATCAAATAACTGCCCTGACATATTAACAAACTTTAAATACTGATCATTATCTACATTGTCTGTTATGAAAGGAGGAATTACATAATACAAATAATCTGTATTACCTTCATCATATAATGATGCTGAATATATTCTTGATGTTTGTGAATAGTAGGGGTCATCTTCATCTGTTGAACCATACCATGTTTTTACTTGAGATGATGAATATGAATATAAAGGGTAAGGATATATTGTATCTGTTGTTTTAGGCCATGATTTTGAACCTGTTGTAAAATATAAGAAATATTCATAACCATCAAATTTAGAAATAACATTATCTATTTTAGTTTCTAATAATGCTACACTTGAAGAATATCCTGAAGAGCCTGTTGTGGCTCCTGTTAAGGGTAGTAATAAAGAACCTATTTCTTCTTTATAACCCTCAATTTCAATCATTTTAGTTCTAAAGTTTTCTAATCTTTGTTCTGCTGATGAGTAATGGACAAATTCATCAAAATTATTATAGTTTAATTGAAATTGTACTCCTTTTCTATTTTGTAAATAGTGGAGTTGTGATGATGCTCCTATTGATGAAGTTTGGTTTAATTCTCTCCATGTTTTATTAGTTGTTGAATTGTTTACTAAATCATTTAAAGGAATATTAATATTAGGTCCTTTAATATAATTAACATTTTCAACTATTGAATAATCATCTTCAAATCTTACTTCCCAAGCTAAACTTTCTGCTACTTTAGTGACTATACTTAATTCTGAAAATTCAGATACTGTGTCATCTAGAGCGTCAAATAACTTTATTAAAATTGCAGGAGTACCTGTTGTTTCTTCAATTTCTAGCTTTATATTTATTCCAATGTATAGTTTATTATACCCAAAATTTATATAAAATTCATCTATATATTCCCCAGTATTTATTCTGTTGTTAAATTCATTAAAAGCATTTATAATTATATCATTACCAAGAGTATTATTTTTAATTCTTATTTCTGTTCTATCTGATGAGATAGTTGATATAAAATACTTTGAATATGATAATAATTCATAATTAATAAAATTATAAAGTGCAAAATATGTTCCAGTATTAAAAGAATTGTTATAAAGATCTTCAGCTGGTGTTAAATTTAATGAATTTGCTGGTACCACCGTATTTTTAACTGATGGTGGTTTAGGCATTTCCCTATTAGCATTTGTTGTAGAAGTTGTTGCTTCATTTACAAAATCATCTTCACCAAGTGGATTAGTTGGAGATGTTTTTAAAGGAGATGAATCGATGGGAGACTGATTTGTAATTGTGTAATTTGTAAAATCAGAATTAGTATATAATCTTGTTAAATTAGAACTATATACATGAAATTCAACAACACTTGTTCCTTGATAAAAAGAACTAGAAAATGTTTCACTAGGAACAATACCAGCTAAGTCTGTTTGTATACCTTGTGATTGTAATAGTTCATTAGGATCTATTGGATTAAGTGATGAAGATACCGGAATTGCCATTTTTATTGTTTTTTATTAACTAGTTTCATCTATAACGTTAGTCCCTTGAGATGATTCAGCTTCGTCTAATGCATCTGTAAGGAGTGCTAAATTTTGTTCTCTTAATGCAGCTATTTCATCTAATAAAGCTTGAATTTCTGAATTAATTTGATCATAATTAGCATATTCCCCACTTGTTTTGGCAAGATACTCATGAGATTGGTAATCTCCAAGCTTAGGTATATCAAAGAAAAATCTATCATATAATTGCCAAAAATCATCTAGAGTAGCTAAATTAATATCAAAATAATTTGGATCAACAACAGGTTCAAGTTGATCAAATGATGTATTAATAGTTTCATTAAATTTATCTCTATTAAATAATGTTCTTGTTAATCCTATTTTTTTTGTCATCCATTTATTACTTTAAAAGTTATATTTTCATCAAATACTTTTGTAGTATTATCTAATTCTGTTTTTATTAAAATTGTATAATATCTTTCAGGTTCTAACCCATTCATATAAACATCAAAATAACTACTATTAGCATCAGCACTTATTTGTGTATATTTTTTATCAAAATCTATTACATACTCATTTGTTTCACTATCTTTAATAGCATAAGATGATGAAATAGGTAAATAATAATTAGTAGTATATATAGAACTAGTTGCAAAAGTTCTTGTAGGATATTTAGGTCTAGCAGCTAATCTTAATCTTGCAACACTTTGAGAATAATATGTTCCGGCATTATTATAAACAGAAATAAATGATTCTGCTGATGATAATATAGTATTAGTTGAAGAACCTGTATCCCATGAGTAATCATCAAATCTAAATTCTAAATGTGGGGGGTATATAGTATTAGTATCAACTGAATAGTATTTTAGTGTAGCTGCTTTTGATTCTGATGGTATAAATTCGTTTGAATTAATTTGTTTGATTAAAAATCCATCATTTGTAATATCACCTCCTGTTATGCCTTTAGATTGACTTATCCATATACTTGTTATATTAGTAACATCCTGTTCTATGTCAATTGGGTTTGAGTAAGTAAATACTTGAGATGATGTTATATCTAATTGTGTAGTAGATCCTGTCCACCAAGTTCCTCCACCTTCTTTTCCACTTACACTATAACCATTTGATAAAGGTTCAAAACCTGATGTTATCCATGCTCTAGAACCTGATTCATCTCTCCATTTCCAACTACATCCTATTTGGGTTTCAGGAGAATTTAAATATCTACCTATTCCCATATCCCAACTACAAGATACAGGTAATATTTCTACTGTTGTTGATTGGTTTAAATTAGTAACAACTGCTGCGTAATTTTTTAAATATACATTATAACTTCTAGTAAAAATACCTGATTTTGATATGTGTGTATCAAATACATTATTTATTTCATCTTGTGAAAATTGAATTAAATATCTACAAGATTGACCTTGATCATCTTTTAAATATGTAGAAGCTTCTATTATTTCATCTAATCCTGTATTCATACTAGGATATTCTGAGTAAAGTGTTGCGTCTTTGGATGGATATATTTTATAAATTCCCATAATTAAAAGTCAGGATTAGTTAGTTCTGGTAAATTTGGTGTTGTATCTCCATAATCAGTAGGATTCATTGAAGGAGGTAATTGACCACTTATACTTTCTTCTTCTCCACCTCCTGTATTAGGTGCTTCTGGTGGTACTGGTATTGCTTCTCCTGTTGTATAATATGGGTTTGTAGGTGTATATTTATGTAATTGTTTTAAACCTCCTACGGTATTACCACTTAATAAATTTACATTTTTATACGTTCCATCAGGCATATCGGGTGTTATTCTATTAGGACCACCTCCTGTTGGATCAATTGCTTCATTATTTGTTCCTGTACTCCTATCTCCTAAAAGATCTGGGGGACCTGATTGTCTATCTTCAATATCTAATGCTGTATTTTTTGTTGATTGTTCTAATGCTGACCATTTATCTACATTATTTTCAATCATTCCTTCTTTTCCAGTGTAATATGGATTATCTGGTGTGTATATTTGATTATATCTATCATCTGCTATTATACTACCTTCTGCAACATCTAATTCTGTTAATGATCCATTTTTATCATTTAACAAACTATTATCACCTCTTATTTCACCTTCAGGTTTATCAATAAATCCTTGACCTGCTCCTGGAAGGTAATTTTGTTGATGAGAGTATTGGGGAGAATTAATAGGACCTCCTTCAGGATTTGTATTTTCTAAATCAAAATTAGTATCATCAAATGAATTTTTCATATTAGAATTATCACTTCTAATTTGACCTTCAGATGATAATCTGTATTGGTCTTGAGCTTTAGGGCCATATTTTTGTTCATGCCCATATGTAGGTTCATTTATAGGTCCACCAGGAACTTCACTAGTTGATTTCTCTAAATCTAATTTAGTTTTTTCAAAAATATTTAATAAATTACTTACTGGTTCTGGCATAATTACTTATATTTTATAATGGTACTACCCTTCCTACAATATCTATAGATGGATATTTTACTTCAAAAATCATAGGATCTAATGAAGGATATATTACATCATCAATAGTAGCTGATGCTATGTCATATGCATATTTAGAATATCCTAAATTTTCACCTCTTAAATTATTAATAGTTATATGTTTACATGTTTGAACTCCCTCAACTTTATCAAGAAGAATATATAATTTCCTAAGAAAGATAGGATCATTTACATTCCATTTATCTATATTAAAATAATCTTGTAATTCACTTACACAAGTAGTTAATACTTCATTATTATTAAAATTAGGTAATACTATTATATCAAAATTTATTCCTATATTAATTGTAAAAGCATCTTTTATTTTAATAGAATCATTTATCATTCTATACTCATATAAATATGTTCTTAAATTATTTTTTAATGTTGCTGATGCTGGTCTTAATTGTTTTTGGGAATTATAAGATAATATATACATGTCTAATACTGTTGGTAATTCTCCTGGCATATGTTCTCCTATTTTTGAGGGCTGAGTCCATACTTTTGCGACAGTCCCAAATTCAGAAGGCATACTTAAAGCTCTGATTATATAATCTTGTTGTGTTACTGTTCTTAATTGGTTTTGAAAATTACCTAAAGCATTTTGTCTTATTTCTTCAAGTGTATCTGCATCTTGTCCTCCATCTGCTGCAAATGTATTATTAGATGCTACTGAGTCAAATACTGTTTGGGCTAATCCTGAATTTGCTACATTAGGATTTGTAAAAGTTATTAATGAAGTATTAGGTTTTACTAAAGTATTAGAAGGAACATTAGATGAAAATCCCCCTCCTGTTAGATATCTTACAGTTAAGGTAGTATTTGATGGAGCTACCCCATAACTATCTGTAAAAATAAAATTTAATGGGGAAAAAGCTGTGGTTAATTTAGTTTGAGAAAAGGGTAAACCTGTTCCTACATTATTAGGATTAGGTACTATATCTGCATCATTATTTGATACTGTTCCTGCTCCAAATCCTATTTCTAATGTAGTTGAATTTAAAAAACGAGTAGTAAATCTTTTTTGTGTTTGTTTAATTTTTAAAATATTAGCAGCATCCCCTTGTGTTGTATTTGGATCATTTGTATTTGTATTTTTAATTTTTTCAAACACACAATCTTGAGCTAAATTATCAACTTCATACCAAGTGTTACCATCTGTGTCTTTAATGTCATAAATTCCTATAATATTATCTCCTTCTATTTTTCTTGTGTCGAATTTTTTTGGTGAGGAAAAATTAAATTCAATAGTATTTAATGTTGCAGAAATAGACTTACGTGATTTTTTTAACAAATAAAAATCAGGATCTGTTCCTGTTGCTGAATAAATGTTTATAATTGTAGGATCCATTGAACTACTTATTGAAAAATCAATTTGATCTTCAATTAAAAAATCTACATCATTACCTGCTGTTGATCTTACTGTTGTTCCTGCTGGAATATTAATAGAATAATCATAATCTGGGGTTTTATTTCCTGATGGGCCTTTTGATGGGATTTGTTGGTAAAAGTCAATAGTTGCTGTTGCAACTGTTGTCATTTTAGGTTTGTAACCCAACATATAGGCTAGATTAAAAATGTTTTCATCTTGTCTAGCGTATTGTATAAAAGTTTCTTGAATTTGATTATCTAAATAAAAAGATAAAACATCACCTACATAGGCAGTCATTTCAATAAATAACATTCCTGTTGAAGTTGATGTAAAATCATTGTAAGTATTAGGAAAGTAAGTTTTTGAATAATCTATTAAGTTAGTTTTTAAACTATTAAAATCTCTACTTGTATAATTTATAATTCTTGATATCTCAGCCATTATTGTATTTCTATAGTTAATTCATCATCTATTCCAAATGGAGTTATAGTATAAAATAATGAAAATTTAATTATATTTTTATCTCTATCATTATCAAATTGTATTTTTACTATTGTAACCTCAGGAAATTCTGCTGCTACTACTGTTTTTATTCTTTCTTCAATTACTACTGTTGTTGATTGATAAATACCTTCAAATATTATTTCTCTTAAATTAGCTCCAAATGTAGGATTATTTACCCTTTCACCATGATTAGTTAATATAAAATTAATTAAATTAGCTCTAATTTGGTCCTTTTGAGTATGTGTAGGATTAAATACATTATCTGCGTTTAATGGGAAACCAAATCCCACAATCCTACGATCATCACTATCTATTTCAAATTGTTGGTCTACTATTTGAGGCATTATTTAGTATTCATTAAATTCATAATTTGATCCATCCCTACATCTCCTGTAGGTAATTGACCTTGTGTTGTATCCATTCCTGGTTTTGGTACAAAATTTTGAGCGTGTTGAGAAGTAAATTGTCTTTCTGTTTCTCCTAATATATTTTTATAAGCATCTCTTTGCTCCTCCAATGACATTTTACGAGGTTGTGTATTCATCACAGGTTGTTGTGGTGGAGTTTGTGGTGTTATTGGTACTCTTGTTTCCACTACTGGTTGTGGTGATGTAACTCTATTAGATTTTAAAGCTTCTAATAATATATCTTTTATTTCTTCTTGTATTACTTCTTTAACTACTTCTTTTATTACTTTTTTTAACGCTGTTAATTTCATAATAATCTTTTTTTATAAATATTAATTAATTTTATTTTTTACACTTATTTTTTAATTAATCATCAAAATTGTTATAACCAACTAAACTTACATTAGATGCGTATCTTGGATGATTACCTATAAACTTATTTTCAATAGTAAATTGAACTTGATTTCCCGCCCATGTTTGTAATACTGATGATACATTTGTTTCTAGACGAAGTAATAATCCTAATTCTATTAATGCTTGACGTCTAAAATTTACTTTATTATTTCCATCCTGTATGTATCTATTATTTTCTCCATATTGAGCATTGTATCTAACACTATCGTTAGTAATACCATATTGATTGTTTGTTCCTTGTAATGATATAACTCTGTAAGTAGGTACATTAACTCCTCCACTAGTTTGACCAGACCAAAATGGAATTCCTTTCCAATTATCAATAACTACTTCATGAGATGTTGAATTTATAGAACCACCTGTATCTATATTTCCAAAACTATCAACTAAGTCATTCATATATTTAGCATCTTCTTCACTAACATTAAATCTTCTCATAGTAGTAGCAACTAAATTAATTCTTTCTGTTCTAAATAACCAAACATAAGCATCCATAGCTTCAGTTATAATGTCTGTCATATTTTCATATGCAGCATCAGCAAGATTATCATACCAACTATCACCAGGACCTCTTTCAGTTGTTACTTTCCATGCTTTGTCAAATAATTCATTTATTTCTTCTGGTGTCCATGATGGATATTTTGCTTTTACTATAGGTGTAATTGAATCTCTTGATGCTTCTTTTTCATCAAATGATGGTATTTCTCCTATTATTGAAAGATCAAAATTAGAACCTAATGTATCTATTCTAAATTTCATTTCATTAAATAAAACCTGGGTTGTTGCACTAAATGAAAAGTCATTTATTAATTTATCATCTTCATCATCTTCATGAGTTGCTACTATTCTTCTTCGTGGAATTATTTCTTGTTCAGGATCATATTCTAATAACAAATAATAAGGAGCATAATAAAGTCCAGGTGGGGTTGTTAAGGCTGTTTCTAAATCTACTTCTGTTTGAACATTTTCTTCAACATCAGAAGAATCTCCTACTTTTGTTGCTTCAAAATTAATTTCTTCTTCCATTTGCGCCCCTGCTTCTGCTAATGCTACACTAGGTAATTCTCCATCCCAATCTACTGATATAGTATCTTCTGGTATTTTTGTTATATTATCTGATAAAGATGTGTAATAAGTTACATATTTTACTATAGAAAGTTCAGGATATTCTTGACCAAATTCCCATTCAGGGGTAGTATCTTCTTCTAATGGAACACCCGGGCCCGGTACTACTTCCCACTCATCGGATGTTAATGGAGATGCTGTAGATGCTACTAATGATTTACAAAATAAAGTTCTTGATACTTTATTCCCAGGAACATAATCAGTATTAGGATCCCATTCCATACTTCTTTTAACTTCCTCTATTAAACAATTACCTATAAGTCCATCTAATTTATTTAAATCTTCTATAAATTTATTTAATGTATCTTGTATAACTTTTATAGCGGGTTTAACTGACTCTACTGCTCCTTTTCCTTTGTCTAACATTTTTCCTATAAAATCTAAAACATCAGCTAAAGTTGTAATAACATTAACAGGTATACCAACCCCAGGAGGAACAGATGTTGGAATTGGAATTGCTTTTATGGTTTTAACAACATTCCTAATATTACTAATCATTTTTTCAGTATCAGTTGCAAATTTATCTAATTTATTTACTTGTTCTAATACTCTACCAATTGAATTTACTAGTTGATTTTTAGTATTATTTATTCTTAATAATTCAGGCTTCATTGGACATTTAGGGATGCCTAATTTAGTAACAAATTGCTCTTTAAGAATTTCTACAACTTTTTCATTTTGAGCTAATTTTTTAACATTAGAAACAACTTTCGAATTTATAATTTTATCTAAAGCCATTATTTAGTAAATGTTGTTTTTGATTTATAATTTTCTATTTCTATCATCATTTGTTGAATATGTACTGATAAAAATGTGGCTTGTGCAGCTACTGCTACATTTGGTACACCCGGTGCTGGTGTTCCTACTGAAGGTAATGCTGTACATAGACTATTTAATTTTGTTAACAATGTTTTAAATTGTTTTAGAAATTTATTACCTAATATTATAGGTTCATCTGCTCCGTTATCTGCTCTATCCCCTAAATTTATTTGAGTTCCTACTTTTACTACAAAATTAGCAGTAGTATCAAAATTAAATCCTTTACCAGCATTAAAACTAATAGTTCTTCCTGTAGCTAATAAAATATGATCTGATTTAGCGTTAAACATTAATCTTCCTGAGTTTAATATTATTTGAGAACCTCTGTAAGATGATGGGGATGATGGTGTTTCCCCAAATCCAGCAGTATATGATTCATAATTTGATCTAGCTCTAAGTGGTATTCTTTGTGTTGAAGTTAAATAAACTGATGATTTATCTTTATTTATATCTTCTAATTGAGTTTCCCATGTCGGAATAGAAGAATCTTTATATTGTTGGTTTCTAATTATTGTAATTGGTTCACCATTTTCTCCAGTCGACGACCATAAATTAGTAGGAGTACCATTTGCTACTGTACTTCCAAATCTTAAACTCTGACCCCATCTTCCTTGTAATACTATATCTCCTTCATATAATTGAAGATTTCTAGTATCTATTTTTTCATTAAAAGTTTTTCCTAAATCAATATCAGTAGCACCATCAGTTACTTTTCTAACAAATCCTGATTCTGTCTTATCATAATCATCTGTTGGATCATCCTCTGATATTACTGTATCTGGAACCGCGTTGTGGTGTACACTGTTCCACATATTAATTGGTTGGAAATAATAATGTGTTACAGCGTTTATATCTTCTTGAACTCCAGGTGTTGGTAAATCTATTATATAAACAAGTTCATTTAAAACTGGTGGGATTTTTATATTAGGAAATAATGGTTTTGCAAAATTAGAAGGTAATCCTCCCTCAGGAGTAGGTTGACCTATATCTTCATATAATATACCCCCTAATCCAGACCATTCTCCATTAGTTTTAAAAACATCTTCATTTTCTTTATTATTTAATAAAACAAATTTAACTCTTCCAGACCTTATTAAACCCTGCATTCCTCCAAGGTTTAATCCTTTTCTTGCAGGAGCCCCAAATTTTTTATTTTTAGGCATTATTCATCATTTTTTTCTTTTCTAGCTATTTTTTCTAATCTTTCCATTTCATCTAATAATTCCTGTTTTTCCTCTTCTGATATTCCTAATTCCCCATCCTCATTAACAGATTGTAATGCTCTTTGTACAATAGTTGCCATTTTAATTAACTGTTCATCATTTTTAACACTTATTTCTAAATATTCTTTTATTAAAGGAACTATTAAAGTAGCATCACCAATTTCTTGAATTAATGGTTTTAATTCTGAAATTAAAGCTGAGATTTGTTGTTTCTTTTGTGTTTGATTATCGTATATTTCATTTAAAAGATCCGAAAATCTTTTATTTCCAAATACTATTGAATCTAATTGTCCCATTGTTTTTATTTATAAATATTAAGAATCTAAATTCTTAAGAAGGAAAATAACCATATTCTTGGAAAAAAATATATTTTTCTTTATATATAGTATGTAATTTATTAGCTATTTTTGTTATTTTAGGAGTTTTTACATCAATCATTTCTCTAATGTAGATGTATAATGCTTTTTTATTAAAAACATCTATTGCTTCTCTTTTTCTAAATAATTCTAATATACAATCTGCTATTTGGGCATCATATTCTTTAGGAAATATGTTATAAATGTTATCTGTTATATATTTAACAAAACAATCAATAAAATATGATAATCTATCTCCTTCTTTAAATCCTTTTTTAGATAATTCACTTCCTTCAAAACCATTTATATTTTCAACAAAAATTTCACTACTTTTTTCTAATTTTTGAGATTCTATAAACCAAGGATTATTTTTATCTAAATTTTGATAATTGTTAATATCATCTACAGATACTTTATCTATTTTTTTCTTATAATATTTTTGATTGTAAGCTATAAGCCATCTTTTTACTATAGTTCCAAAATATGAATAAGCTTTAGCTCCTTTAGCTGGGTCAAATAAGTGAATTTTATCTAAAAGAAATACCATTATTTCATGTTGTAAATCTTCTAGATTTTGAATATTATCTGTATAATAAAATTTAAAAGTATGTATTATATTTTGGGTGAGTTTAAAAAAGGCAAAATGAATTTTATCTTGATATATTTTACTTCTTTTTTTAGATGATTTAGTTTTGTTATATAATACTATAGCATCTTCTGTTTCTTGTGTAAAATAATTCCTTTTTTGTCGTTTTTTTTGTGCTTTTTTTATTACATTATCCATTAGTCAATTTTTCTTACCTTGAATTCGTTGAGAATTTCTTGGATTTGTTTTACTCCTTTAAAGAAAAAACCAACTTCATCATCAGCTTCAAATCGACCTAATGCATCTAATTTTTTGAGTCTTTTATCTGATATTTCTATAACTTTAGATATTTTATCTAAATATTTCATATATTCTACAAGAATATCTTCTTGCTTTTCATTTTTACGTAATAAATTTAAAGTTGTAAATCCTAAGATTGCAACTATAATTATTAAAAAAGATATGACTATTATTTCCATTATAAATTATCTAACATGTTTTTTAAACCTTTGCTTTTTATACTCCCTAATGCTTTAGACTTAGTAGATGTTGGTTTTGCCCCCAATGTAAAATTTTTCTTTGGGGCATCCAAGTTACTTCTAGAAAACTTAGGTAACCATTCTTTTTCAAATTCTATTCTTGCAGCCATCATGTCAGCTTGATGTAAAATAAATGGTAAAGCAGTTCTTGGTTTTTGCTCAGGCATCCATCCTTTTAAATACTTTTCATTAGCGGGATCATATAAACCATCATGTGTTTGAATAGCTAACATTTCATTAAAAGTATATTTAATATTATGTGATTGTAATAAAAATAAACCTCTATCTGGAACTGAGGCGAATGGGACTTTATTATTAAACATATAATCTTCTCCTAATTTATCTTTTCTCCATTTATCAGTTTGTGGTATATAAGAATCTTGTTCTTCATCTCCCATTTTACCTAAATCATGATTAATAGCAGAAAATATAAGTTCTTCAATTGTAAAAGTAGTAATATCTACTCCTTCACTTTTCCATAATTCATATTGTTTAAGGGCACAACGAACTACTCTATTAACATGATCTACATACCCACCTGGAAATGCATTATGGTATTCTTTCTTATGGGCTGCGGGCATTAATATTAAACGTTCTGAGAATTTATTATAAAAATTTAATAATTTTTCTTTTCTATCTCCTGTAATATGTGTGTTTATATTACTTATAAAGATATCCCAATTTGATTGAATTTGCTCTGCTGATAATTTCATAACTTTTATTTTTTATTTTATCTAAGTGGATTAATTTCATCTGCTGAGAATCTTTCTCTAGCTATTATTGATTTTAGATTTTCGATTTTATCTGATATATTTTGTATTTCTTTTCTAAAATCATTTGCTGTTATGCCTGGGCGGCCTATAGATGTTTCTAAAACTTTTAATCTACTTTCTATTTTTTCTATTTCTCTATTTAATACTTCTCTTCTTAACATAATATTTTATTTATTTATTCCCCTTCCCCCTTATTTCCTCTCTATTTCTAATTTTTCAAAAACCCCGTATCATGAATGTACATATATTACTTTGCACATCCAAATTAAACTGAAAAGTAATCAAGAATTCTTTTTAAATGGGCACATTTTTCATATTCTTCTTTTTCTTCAAAAAATGAAATACCCATTTTTAAAGCAGTATCTAAAAACTCATCAGAATAATGATCTATAGCTAATAAATGAGATTTTTCACTTAAATCAATTTTTTTAATATAGGCCCAAGCTTTATAGTAAATAACATCCTCACCAGCTTCTTGTATTTCATGTATTGTTAATTCTTGATTTGATTTTTGTAAAAATTTAACAATTTTTTTATTAAAATTTATGTGATTTAATACTGTTTTTTTAAACATCCCCACCCAATATAAAGGGGTTTGCTTAAAATTTAAATAAGATTTTTCAACAGGATTACCATCAAGATCATCTCCAGACCCAAATAATGAAAATATGTGATCAGCGTTTACCATACGATTATACATATGGTATAGGTGAAAATTTTTGATTATTATAGGTTACCTTTTACTTTATTTAAGGCATACTCCCACATTTGTCTTGTGTCTTTATATTGATGTTTTTCTTGGTTTCTCATTTTTTCCAATTGTTTGTCAAATTTTCTTTGTATACCAAGTTTTTTAATTTCATTGTGGGTATCCCACCAAAAATCTTCTACTGACATATTATTTAGTTTATGATGATGGAAATAAATATATTAATTATTATTTAGATTTCTATCTTTTTCAATAGCTTCTTGCTCTTCAACTAACTTTTGCTTCTGTTCATCAGTTAAACTGTTCCACCATTCATCCCACATTTGATTTGATTCTTCTAAAGTAATAGGTTTTGACTTTTTCATTTTACGTAACTTTTAAATTAAAAAAAATACCAACCATCCACCGGGCTTTTACGAGTATGCCCTATTAAACCCGTTTGCTAGACTACCTTACTTAGGCAGCCATTAATGCTGGTTCTTCAACATATTCCGCATCCATTGCTAGATCCGTAATATAAGAAAGAATGTCTTCAACATTAACTTTCGCTAATTCAACTTGTTTGCCAGTTGTTGCATTGACCTTCCTTATACCCTTACTTGCTGTCAAATCCGATCATCCCCATATCGTAAATATTTTTTAGTGGAGATGCCGGGAATCGAACCCGGGTCCAAACAAGCAGCTAATACAAGTACTAGCGGTCATTTATAAATATAATAAAGATTTATTGCATTTCCACATTTAAATTACATCCCAATCCTCTGAAGCTATTTCCATAGCTAATAAAGGAGACATAGTAGGATTCATTTGCATTTCTTTTAAAGCAAAATAGACTACTTCAGGAGTTAAACTATAATTATCACATTCTTCTAATATATTACTAATTCCTTCTAATTGTCTATTAGTGTTTTCTTCATCTTTCATATCAATCTATATATTTTATTTTTTAATTTAATATAATGTTTATATATTAGTATATATCGATTTATTTATTGTCTCCAACATTTGGAAATGGTATATAAGATTCTTCATCATTAAATAATTCATCATCTTCATCACTTAATTCAGTGTGATTTCTAGCAATGTCTTCAATTCTTATTTCAGCTAATACTTCTAATGAGTGAGCTATTGTTTCTAATGATTCGCTAATTTTTTTAATATCAGCATAATATTCTCGTTCAAATTTTGTCATAATTTAAGTGCTTTAATTCTTTTATTTAATTCTCTTTTAGTTTTAGCAAAGGATACTATAGCTATTAAATTAGCTACTTGATCTGAAGACAACCATCCAGCAACTGTATCTTCTCCTAATGACATCATTTTACCTTTTTTATCAAAAACAGCAACTTCAGCGCTGTCTGATGTCCAAAAATCTGATTCTTTAGGAGATACAAAGTCTGGGTTTAACTCTCCATCATTTCTTCTAGTGCAGTAATTCCCATCTCCCCATTGAACTGATATTGCAAATCCATTGTTAAATACTAATCTAAATCCTTTATGTCTTGTTATTGTAAACCTACTCATAACCTTTATTTTATTATATTCGCCACCAAAAGCCCTTACGGGCTATGGCTGGTTTCAGAAGAGATTTACATCATCAACGCGGATGAACACATGATAGACCACTTTTATGAGGCATACTCTAAAGCTAATTCATATAAATCTTTATTAACCTTCATATTTTGTTTGAAGTTTTTAATTTCACGAGCTTTTCTTAATTTACCACCTGCATGGTATTCGAAATCTCCATCAATCATTTTTTCTTGAATTAAATTAAATACACTCCAAAGATCATTTCCTGAATCTTCTTTCCTAACAGGTTTAACTAATTTATCAATATCTACATGAATTCTATTTCTCTCTTCTTTAGTAAACCTACATTCTAAAGCTTCATTAGCAAATTTAAGTATTTCATTTTGACCTAATTCAATAGCTTTCATTGCATTCATACTTTCTACAGTTAAAGGTAATTGCTCTACCATATCTTTAATCATATCTTGTAATTCCTCAAAACTATAACCCATATGACGCATTTTAAAGTCATTAAACTTTTGATCTGCTATTACTAATCCATTTTCACATATTAATCTAAATAAACCTGCAGTAAAAGTAAATGCATTTTTACCATCATGAGAATTAGTTAATAAAATTTGTGGATAAACTGTATCACCATCATCACCATTTATAACAATATCATCATTTCTAAATGTTAATAAATGTTTTTGATAACCTTTAGTTGAATTTTTACGAGCTTTAACTTCTTTAGCATCAATAACTTTCCAACCTAGCAATTTCATATCATCAATAACACGTTCAGTAGGAATATGTGTGTAATGTTTTGAAACTTCATTTGAGGGTTTAGTAGAGAATACTGAAGGTGCCACTCTTCTTATATAACCTTTAGGCATTTCTTTTGCAACTTTAATTTCTTGTTTATTTATCATAACTTTTATTTATTTTAATTATACCATGAATATACGAAAGATCTCCGGGGTAGCCAAATTATACTACACAGGAAATTTATTTCATATTATTAATCCCATAACGCATAGCGGATAATGCTGTTAAGACAATACCTAATAAAGTATGTCCTTCATAAAAACTAATAATACCAAATAGTATTAAATATACTGGGACTTCGATTTTTAATATAAGTTCTTTCATAACCTTAATTTTTTTAAATATACCATGAATATACGAAAGATTTCCGGGGTAGCCAAATTATATTGTAGAAGTCTTTAAAATATTTTTGTCACCAAGATCTCCTATTAAGGTTGTGAGAATTTAATAATCTTGGTCGGTAATCAGTTTTAAGTACTCAAACTTTAAGGGTTAGGTAGGACACAAGAAATCCTACTCTCTTGCGTGCTTCATTAATCCGGAACTTACCTACACTCCCTATGACACTCCGTTAACCTTAAGATAAAAAAGAAAAACCACAATACCAAATTAAGTATTTATTTTTATGGAATTAATTTTTTTAATTCTTTATTTATTATTTCCTCTAATTCTTCCTTTTCAGCGTCAGTTAAATCTTCTAAATTTTGAGTCATTTTTATATTCATAGTTTTTGTATATTAAATAGATTGATCGGGATACCAATTATCCCAAGCGTCTTCTTCAGAAGGCTCTCTTCTACAATCATTCATTTTTAGATACGTATATACTACTCCCATCGTCTTTGGTATTTTTCTCGTTGGTCAACCATAACATAATTAACGGTATCGTGTTTACCACAATGGGGGCAAGACAAACGTTCTATGTTTAATGCTTCATTTATCTTCCACTCACCGCTACATTCATCATCCGAACATTTATAGATGTAAGTATGACGAATGAAGACTTTGTGAGACATTTTCAGTTGAAGGGATTAGCTTTGCTAGCGTTGTTTTTAACCCACTTTTTTGCTAATGATTTAGCACCTTCTCTAAAACCAATTTTACGACGTTCTTTTTCAGGTAAGTTAGAAACCATGTTAGCTACGTCGTCTAATTTATTAGCTATTTCTTGAACCATAGGATCGTTAGATGATAGTGATTTAGTTTGAATTAATTCATTAATGTCAGATAATGCTTTACCGACTTCATCGTTGTAGTCTGGTCCGCTAAATCCTATCCTTTCTAATATGTCTGTTAGTTTAATCATAGTTTAATATTTGGTTGAGCCGGCTGAGGTAAAGTTTAACTTTAATACATTTCCTGCGCTGTCAACTAATTGGTTTGCATTATTTCCATCAACATCGTAATTAGAAGTATTAATTGCTTTTAAAGCTGCGTAGGATTGTGAAAAAATATCGGGTTGTGGGGATGCTGGTGTTTTTCCTGATGCTGGTGTTCCTTCTGTTGCGTTAAATTTAAATGTATAATTAACAAAAGCAAGATTACCACCATCATATGCTGCTTTATTTAACCAAGCACTTCCACTTACTGTGCAATTTGGTGAACTACCACTTACGATAGTAAAAAATTTTAACACATGATAAGCATCTGTAATAGTACCGTATTCACTTGTATATGTTAAAGTTAAAGGCATTATATGTCTGTTTTAGAAAATCCTAATTTAGAGCAAGCCCATAATATTGGTTCAACTTTAAAGAATGCACAAACTAAGAAGTAAATAAAACCCCACCAACATGTACATACTAAAGAAACAACGGCGAATATTAAATATAAAGCTCTTAAAGATGTCCAAGCTTTCCAATTTTTAAAATTAGCCCATTCTAGTTTTAATAGACTTTTTAAGGTAGTCCAACCATTAGTGAAAAAATCTTTCATAATAAAAATGTTTTGACTATAAATATACGAAAAAGTGGGGAAGGTGCAAAATTATAGTGCGAGGAGAAATACGATGACGAGCATTGCTACGTATAAAAATTCAGATATGTCTATTCTTCGTTCCATGATCATAAATATTTAATTATGACATGTAACGTATGACATTAATATGAAGCAATTGTGAATCTTTGGTGAATTTTATGTGTAGACGAATTGTTTAATACCTACTCCTCTAACTCGTGCGGTGTTTGCTGTTAATCCACTAACCCATGTAAAAAAAATACAAGAATTATCATCTGCACTCATTGTAACATTTTCACTCACACGAATTAATATACTTCTACCATCATTAGATAGCTGAACATTACATTTACCTTTAATATCACCTACTACATCACCTGATGTTATTGTTATTACTAAATCACCTCCGGTAACACCAATACTACCATCTGCGTCCATAGCTGCTTTTGAAACTATTATTTTTTCACCAACTGCATATAAACCACCTGAACCAACTCCTGAAATTACTGCTCCGGTTATGTTAGTACCATCTGATGTTATTAATAAAGTAGCTCCTGTTCCTGTTCCTGTAGATGTAGTTGCTAATGCTGCTGTTGTTCCCGCTGAAGGGGCTGTTACATTACTATCTGGTAAAGTTAATGCTTTTGATGCTACAAATTCATTTCTTAAAATATGTGTAATATCTAATTTTGCTTGTGAGTCGGGGTAAGTACCATCTGCATTTTCTGGTATTTGTTCGATACTTAAGTATCCTCCATTAGGCATTGTTATGTCTCCAACTGTTCCTGTTTTGATTTCAATTTTTCCTGTAGCACCTGCTGTTTTAGCATCTACCATTAATTTTCCATTTGGTGTATTTAATTCATCGTATGTTGCTGTAAAGGGCATATCTGTATATACTTTTTGCTATGGTTAATTTTTCGTTCGTCGTATAAATATATGATTTCGGCTTTTCAATAAAATTGGGCATATGGGGAAGTGGGATGAATTAGGGGATATAAGTATATCCTCATCGATTCTCTATACCTATAGTCGATCTATAAAGACCGGTAAGACCTTTTTTTGGTATACCCACGTCGATGGACAGTAGCGCCGCGTGGGTAAGTACATGGTATATCGCGCGTACGCCGGCCCAATTACTATTATATGTTATTAATATTATATCAGTTATTATGTATATGATACTCCATGCGTATAGCGCATCGTATATGACCATTTATATATGTAACGAGTTGCCGTGTGAGTATTTACATACCTATATATCGGGCTTTATGTACACGGTATGAATAACCATCGATAGCAGAACCGCCATGGTATTATATCACCACAACGGCCCTACACACAATAAAAAACAATGGTTATTATGCCTTATGTATTACCTTAAACGCGCTCTCTACCGTCCTTCTATATCCATTAAACCTAGTTCCTGGGTTATCAATCAATACTCCATCCTTTATCACCAACGCATGCTTATTTACTAATACAATATATGTCCCTTTTGTATACTTTTGCATAAATGTCTTAACCGTGTAAGCAACTTTTTTATGTGTATACTTTCTATTAATAAGTTTCCCACCACGTTTAGGCTCCGATCCGACGTATTTTAACTCATGTTCTGTTTGGAGGGGAGTGTCGGTGAATAGATCTAATTGATGGCCATCAGCGACGTTGAATACTGTTATCTCATCGCACAATTGTTTCAGTGTGTCGTATGAGTTCTTAACGCCTGATCTATTCTTACGGTTAAACCTTTGTTTAACGAATTGGTGGGCTGTATCGTAATCTATACCGTATGCGTTTGCACACGCTCTTACCATACAATCATTTTTTTCACTTTTAGCTATAACTGAACCACTAACATTATAACCGTTTTCAAATACTTTTAAATCTAACATAACCTTTATTGTTTTAATTATTTATGCCATAAATATACGACCCCCCTTGCGG